CTAAAGTGCTTTAGAAGACAACAAAATTGAATGGTATCTTAAAAATTATCATATATACATATTAGAGGTGAGTTATGAAAATATTAACCTTATTAAGTATAGGGATAATTAGTAGTTGTTTTTACAAAACCTTTAAAGCTAAAAGCTTAAAATCCACAGAGTTGGATTTTGATAAATACGTTGAAAATATTATTCTTAAAGGTTTTTAGATTATTAAATTTGTACGAGTGTGGGTAAAAATAAAGTTTTATATTTTATTTTTCTCATTAATTTTATGATCTTACAATGCTGTTACATCTTTTAGGAATATTCCATCTGGAGTATGGATTTATAAAAAATCATGGATATCTATAAGCTTATCAAAAGATATGCTTTTTAGTGAGTATATGGATGTGATTCAATACATTAAATGTTTCATTGGCTTACACAGAGTATTTGATACTCACTATTGTAAAGATGGTGAATTATCAGTTTGTCGTCATTGCCTTAAAGTTGTTAGTAACTAGTCTGACAAGTTCTAAAATAAAGCTAATTTTTTAAAATACTTAAAATTATTAGCCTTATTTTAGACTACTTAAAATTACTCAAATGAGAACATGTAATGTTAAATACAGCTATAGAAGAATCGAAAAATATTTCTAAAGAAACCCGATATAGTTCAATAGAGCAACTTAAAATTTTCTTGAAATCACAAGTTGTCAAAAAAGCGGATTTGGGTGAAATTTCAGTGAGTGAAAATATTTTTAAAGAGATCAATCAACATCAAATCAGAGTATTAAGTGAAGAGTTTAAGCAATCAGGATACAAAGTTAAAATTTCATTAACAAGTGATGAGACGATATTTTCTATTTTTTGGGATTAATATTGATAGTTCAGCTCCCTTGATACAATTAAGGTTGCATAGTCCCAAAATTAAATGTATATTTTTCATAGTGGTCATATTACATTTATCTGACACCTAACAAATTTACCTTTTAATATACCCATTGAGTCTAATCATTGGGTATTTTTTTATCTTAAATTTATATATTGAAATGAAACTCATTATCATTTATTGTATTTAATCTCAATCTAAGCTATGTAGATTGTGAATTTGTTGACAGCCCGGAAAGACGGGCACTTATTAAAATTTAACCCAGAATCCTTAATCATTTTTAATTTTTCTTCAATAACTTAAGTAAGTGTAATTAGGATAAATGTTGCTTCTAGTGTATAATGTGTAAACAATTATTAGATAAGGTAGTAAAGTTATGTACTACTCTATGAATGCAATGTTTTTCTTTGCTATATTTCTTATTCTTACTTTATTGATGTATCTATTTGGTGGTTTAAACTCAGGTTTAGTATTCTATAGATAGCGTTTGTAACCTAAATTAAAGCTCACTTTTCAGTGAGCTTTTTTGTGGAATACTATTTAGTTGGAGGTGTTTTGGGGGCTTTTGGTTTTAAATCAGATGACTCTGACTTATGTTCCCAAGCAGCTAGTTGATCTTTTTTAGGATTGGTATCCGTTTCGAGGAAATAATCTTTAACCTTTTGAATTAAGCTTTTCATGATCTTGCCTGTATTATAATGGGTAATTATTAATGCTAGTCCTATTGATCACTTACATTAAGGTAGTTGTGAGAGAGTTATGTAGGAATACCAATTTAGGATTAAAACTTTTCCCTGATGGAATAGACCAATCAAGAAATAATTGATGAAGTTCTATCGATAAATATGAAAACAGATGAGCATTTGTGTCATTGGTGAGCTAAATAGTCAAGTTTAGACAAGAGTCCAAAGTATTACTTTCAACAAACAATCGTAATTGTTGAAATTTCATAAAAGTTTTGGTTTTCAGATAAAGTGAGTTTTCATCACGCGTTTGTCGAGGCTGAGAAGCTGGCAAGGCAGAATTAAAATTGTTATTTTATAAAGGCGCTTAAGTGTTTTATTAATTTGCAATTTTTGTTTTCTCATAATGATTATTAATTACAATTACAAAAAAGGCTGCGGGATTGTTGGTTTTTTGATCTTTATTGTTAAAACTATGTAAATAAACTATGTAATATATAACCGTGAGCTCCAATATCAGCGATTAAAAAAAATGTCAAACGGCTTTGAATTACACGTATTAACGCAAATTTATGATTTTGTGAACGAAAGAGCTAATTTTTCTAAAAAATCAGAGTTAGATCAAATCTTGGATTACTTTGCAACTCTAAACAAAGGGAGTGATTCAGATTTTAAATTTGTTTCACCATACAAGATATATGGAGATTTTGGAGAACATGAGTTCATTAATATTAGACAAGCACCTAATTTCAAAGATAAGAATAGATTTTTATCTTGGTTAAACATTCAGTTCAATCATCAACAAGAAATTTTGTAGGTAGGTTATAAGTGCCTAATAGACGAAAACGAATTAAAAGTGGCACTGATTGGTCAAGTGATCAAGATTGCTTACTTATAGAAAAAGCAAATTTCAGTATGGAAGATCTATTGGAAATGCTGCCATATTCGGAAGATGAAATTAATGCCCGGAAAAAAGAATTGGGAATTTTAAAAAATATAGAGTCAGTTGAAAAGACAAGATGATTATAATTAACGTTGTGCTTGTATTTAAATAATATTTTAAGAACAAGAAAGACTCAATTTAATGTAAGCTTTATATACCCACGAACTCCAATAAGTGGGTATTTTTTTGGCAAAAATAGCATTTATATCTTGTAGTTAAGTCCGCCTAGTAGTATCTTTCCCATGTGATCGAATAACATCTTATTTAGTCATTCGGTTTTTAATCGATCATTCGTTTTGTGTTTGGACGAGAAGCCCACCGTAAGGTGGGTTTTTATTATCGATATCCCTTCATATGTTAGACTCCTATCGATTAATAGGAAAACACATGAATATTTGCATCGGTGGCGAGCTAAACGGTCAAGTTGTAGAGAAAAGTCCAAATGATTACTTTCAGCAGTCAATCGTAATCTGTAAAAAGACATACAAGTTTTGGTTCTCTGATAAAGTAAGTCTTCATGATGCTTTTGTCGTGGCTGAGAAGCTGGCAAGGCAGGTTTGAAATAAATGGCACGTAGGCGTCTTTTTTATACCCTATAAAACAAATGTTATATTTAATTGTCTAATATTGTTATCTTTAAATTTAAAAAATGAATATTAAAGATATGAAAAAAACTAATTTTGGGTGGGGTCCCTGGTCAGGTGGACGAAAAGGTAAACTTTAAAACACGGGGTGGGGTATGGATCGATATGATTATGCAAAGGAGATGGGGCATAAAGTAATAAGAATAGAATCAGCCAATAGATATAAGATTGATGAACTTGGTCAATTGTAAATTGAAACTACTCTTACTTCTCAGTGGCTTAAGAATCTAAAGACACACACATTAAATTGAGAAAAACATAATTTTTAAAAGATATATGTCAATTATGAATTTTTACAAAATTATAGAATGTTACGTATTTCATTAAGATAGAAATTATTGAGCATTGCATATTTAGATATTTAAAGGATAATTATGTTTTCTTCCATGGTTTTTACATGCCAATCGTTAATGTTAAAAAGCTTGATAATATTCTTAGTAAATTGATTGAAACTAAAAGAATTCCAAAAATAATTTTAATTGGTTATAAATCATATAGTGAGCTTATGAAAGACCGTAAATTTTTTGAAGATGTAGTCGGTTCATCAATGAAACCTAGCAAAAGAACTTATAAAAATATCAAAATAAAAGTCACCCAAGATGACAATCAACTTGAAGTTAGATGTTTTTCTTGAATTTTGAAAACTCTATTAACATAAAATTAAAATGGGTTTGCTTATTTTTCAAATTGAGAGCAATAATAGATCAAAATATTGTATTAGTATCGTACTCTAATGAATAAGAATAAATTGTTAGTGGTTCTGATTGCTGTATTAATCGTTAGTATCTTTTTACTAGGTTTTACTGTTTTTAAGATTTCTCAAGAAAAAAATAAAAATAACCTTTTAAAACTTGTTAGTGATGCTAAAAATTCTTTAGTCGATATAGTTAAATAGAATTACTATGTTTATATGTATCTAAATAATGAAAAAACCATAAAAATGGTTTTTTCAAATTTATTTAGCTATTTAGTGATTAAATCTTTTTTTTCTTGATTTGGTTTTTGTTTCTGTGGCTCTTTATTAGGAGCCTTTTCATCATCTTTAGCTGGATTTTGAGGCTGATCACTTGAGTTTGAATTAAATTTGCTTCCATTAGCAAAGGTAGAGTATTGATTGAAAGAGGATTTTTTAGCAGAGTTTCTATTTACTAACATGATTTTCTCGATTTCTCAAGCCGAATATTCGACTTAACTAGATTGACATATAAAAGATAGTTACATTGATGCTATATCAGAGTGCCTATGTAGATAAGTGTGAAGATTAGATTTATTTATCTCATTTATATTTCACGAATTTTTTTAGATATTTTTATAGTTTGATGAAATATAAGATTAATTTAATTATCTTTTTAAAAATTTAAAAATATATGTTGTATTTTTATGTTATTTTTTATTGATGGTTTTAATTTTGTATTACATTTAATAATAATTAATTGGTTAAAATAATAGTACTGAATTTTCAGTAGATGAATAAAGAGTACGAAATGAAAAATGGCATTTATTCGTTAATTTTTAAGAGTGAAGGGAAAGATTTTGGAAACGGAATTTTAGTTGTTGAGGATGAGCGTGCTTTAGGAGGGGATTTAATATATGTATATAAAGGTGAAGTTGAAGGAAATACATTAGTTTTAGAATTAACTCAACACAATCAACATGCTCATTCAATTTTTGGAAACTTAAACGCATTAAAAGTAAACTTAAATTTATATTCAGAATCAAATGGTTATATTCTTAAAGGAAATGTTGAAAATTTACAGACTGTACCATTGATTGTTGATGCTAAGTTTATTGGGGATTTAAGTTAATTATTATTATGTTACTGATATAACTAAAATTATTATTTCTTTATTTTTGGTGCGGAATACCCAAACAAAATACACAGAATGAAGGAATTTCGTTCTGTGTATTAAATAGCTCAATAGTAATTAAGGATAATTTCAAAAATATCATGGTTTTATCTTCGAGTTTGTGAGGTCGGTTTTCCATTGTTTATCGTACTATGTCTTGGAAAGGGTGTGTTTAGATTAGGTTGATCAAAATGATCTCTATCATCAACAGAAGATTCTACTATTGGCGAATCTTTATTTTGAGGAGAGGTATCAAAATTTGTTCTATTAATCTCCTGATCAGTTGGTTTTTTTGGACCTCTGAAATTATTACTTGATTTTAACATTTTATTCACGCTAATTTTAATAGTGAATAATAATTGTATTCTTGTTTTATCGTTACATTGATATATTTTTAAGACGATTTAGTTGGTTTGTGTTTTATTTATTTTGGTTATTTTTATAGTTTATTTTATTAAAATAATTTTAGTTTTTAATTTCTTCAATAATACATTTTAAATAACATTATTTTTATTTAGGAAATTCAATGGAACAGATCAGACCATTTCCACCAACTGAGCTAATTGATCAAGCAGATGAAGAAGAAGCAATACGATTATCACCTGCAGCAGATCTAAAAGAATGGGTGGTAACCAACTTTCTAACGCTTGGCGGTGCACTTCATAATCCCGAACATGACCACATAGCAGAGCTATTACACGACGATGAAACTTTTTTAGCTTTCGCATGGGCATCATCTGCCGCCGTTGCTAAAAAGAGAATGGTATTAGGTCAATGTGAAAAAGTGATGTTTAACCAAGGTGGATGGCCCAAAGCTCGGCAAGAGCAGCAAATGCGCGACTGGTTTGGATTTGTTCCTGTTTATCTCATCACTATAGATGCAAGCTTTTGTGAACGTGCGAACGATCGTGAATTCTGTGCTTTGATTGAGCATGAGCTTTACCATATCGGTGTAGAACGTGATGAGGATGGAGAAATACTCTATAGCGATCATACAGGCTTACCTAAGCACTATTTAGCTGGCCATGATGTAGAGGAATTTATCGGGGTGGTCAAACGCTGGGGAGCAAGTGAAAACGTCAAGCGATTGGTTGAGGTAGCTCAAAACCCACCGTTTGTATCAGATTTTAATGTATCTGCGTGTTGTGGAACTTGTGTGATCAATTGAGCCTCTTGGCTCTTTTTTTTGCCTATTTACCCTTACGTAGTCTTACGAAGGGGTGGTTATGGCAACACTTAAAGAGCCTGTGAAAATCTTTATAGTTCAGTCTCTTGCTTGCTTTGAAACCCCTCAACAAGTTGTAGATGCTGTAAGAGAAGAATTTGGTATTGAAATTGAACGGCAGCAAGTTGCCTCATATGATCCAACAAAAGCAACATGTAGAGGAATGAGTAAAAAGCTTAAGACACTTTTTGAACATACACGCGAACATTTCAAGAAAAATATATATGACATTCCATTAGCAAATAAAGCGGTACGCCTTAATGAACTCCAAAAGATGTATGTCGATTGGAAGAATAATAAAGTAAAAAAACAAAGCATCATTAAACAGGTTAAGGATGAAATGTATGGTTATGAAATTCAATTATTAGATGAGCAGCTTAAACAGCTTGAAATAGACAGAATTAAAAACGGAGATGGTGAAGGCGCTGATGATCCTACACCAGTAAAAGTAACTATTCAGGTTGTTGATGCGAGTAAAGAAAATGCCGAACATAAATCCGACTCTGAATGTACCTCAGGCTAATTTTCTACAGCTCAAAAATAAGTTTCGTGCATTTGTCGCAGGATTTGGATCTGGTAAAACTTGGGTGGGATGTTCAAGTCTTTGTGATAAGTCTTGGGAATTTCCGAAAGTACCTTTGGGCTACTTTGCACCAACCTATCCTCAGATACGAGATATTTTCTTTCCTACCATAGATGAAGTTGCTTTTGACTGGGGCCTTAAGACCAAGATTTATGAGTCAAATAAGGAAGTTGATATTTACTATGGTCGCCAATACAGAAGTACAGTTATTTGCCGTTCAATGGAAAAGCCTCAAACAATTGTTGGTTTTAAAATTGGTCATGGCCTAATTGATGAACTTGATGTCATGCCTACGCTTAAAGCACAACAAGCATGGCGAAAAATCATTGCTCGTATGCGTTATAAGCAAGCGGGTTTAATCAATGGTATTGATGTGGCCACCACACCTGAGGGATTTAAATTTACACATGAACAGTTTGTAAAAGAGGCTAACTCAACACCTCAGAAACGAGCACTTTACGGAATGATTCAGGCTTCAACCTACGATAATGAAGCAAATTTACCTGATGATTATATTTCTTCGTTATTTGAATCCTATCCACCTCAGCTCATATCTGCATATTTAAAAGGGCAGTTCGTAAACTTAACTAGTGGCGCTGTATATCCTGATTTTGATCGAAAATTAAATCATACCAATGAAGAGATTAGACCTAATGAGTCTTTACTCATTGGTATGGACTTTAACGTTTTGAAAATGGCTGCAGTTATTTATGTCATACGTGATGGTAAGCCCCTAGCATTGGATGAGATGGTTGGGGTAAGAGATACACCAACAATGGCAACTTTACTTATTGAGCGCTTTCCATTTCATGAAATGACAGTAATTCCTGATGCAGCAGGGCAATCTACATCATCTAAAAATAGCAGTGAGTCAGATCACCAAATATTACGAGATAAGGGTTTTAGGATTGAAGTGGATGGAATAAACCCTGCAATTAAAGATCGGATTAACGCAGTAAATGCTCTGATTCTTAATGCAGAGGGTGAGCGAACACTTAAAGTAAATACCAACAAATGCCCCCGTTTTACAGAAACGCTAGAACAGCAAATTTATGATGATTTTGGAATGCCAGATAAAAAATCAGGTTTAGATCATTTGGGAGATGCTGGTGGTTATCCATTGGCAAAGCGATTCCCGATTATAAAACCTGTAACCAGCCTTAAAGACATTTCTATTTTTGGACGAAGAAAATGACAGGAATAACATCACTGCACATAGAATATAGTGCAAATATTAATGCTTGGACAAAAGTGGATGATGTTTGTAAAGGGCAGACTGCAGTTAAAGCTAAAGGAAAACGTTATTTACCTGTTCCACAAACTTTTGAAGAAGATGACAGATACACAGAGTATTTGGATCGAGCAGTATTTTATGGTGTAACTGGCCGAACTCTGAAAAGCAACATTGGTTTAGCTTTTAATAAGCTTCCTGATTTCAAACGACCTGAAGAATTAGAGTACTTAGATCGTAATGCTGATGGATCTGGGCGTTCGATTTTCCAAACATCTCAATATATGTTGAGTTTAATCCTCAAGCATTATCGTTGTGGTGTGTATGTTGATTATCCAGAAGTAGCTCCCAGTCGTAACCGGGAGGAAGATAAACAAAAGAATGCATTTCCAATGATTCATATCCTAAAAGCTGCCTCAGTTGAAGATTGGGACCATATTATTTTGGGCAATCAAAAAAAGCTTTCTTTCGTAAAGATTCTTGAAACTGTCTCTACACGCACTGCCGACGGTTTTAGCCGTGACGTTAAGAAACAATATAGATTTTTAAGACTGGATGAAGGTGAGAATGGCCATACATATACAGTTCAAATTTATAAGCAGAATGATAAAGGCGAGTGGGTGGAAGATAAAAAATATACCCCTACAGATTATCATGGCAAAGCCTGGTCATATATTCCATTCACATTTTGTGGAGCTGTAGATAATACAGATGAAATTGATAACGCACCTTTGCTTGAACTCGCAGATTTAAACCTTGCTCATTACCGGAACAGCGCTGATGTTGAAGAATCAGGTTTTGTTGTTGGCCAACCCATTATTTCAATGCCTGATGTGACTCGTGAGCAATACGAAATTGCAAAGAATGAAGGTTTAACTGTGGGTTCGCGCCGTGGCTTCCCAACCAAAATTGAAATTGTACAAGCAGAAAGCAATAACTTGGCCAAACAATTGATGACAGACAAATGGGGGCAAATGAAAGAAATGGGTGCTCGCCTAATTGAAGTGGGATCTGCTAATAAAACTGCAACTCAAGCCGATAATGAGGATTCTATTCAGCATTCTGTCGTCTCTTTGGCAGTATCAAACATTAGTGAAGCACTTCAAATGGCTTTACGTTGGTGCGCGAAATTTGCATTGCCTAACCATGACATAAAACCAGATGAATTAACTTATGTGATTTCTCAAGATTTCAATAAGCAGAAATACAGCGTAGAACGTTCAAAACTGATTTTAGAGATGGTGCAAGGTGAGTTAATACCACCAGAAGTTCTTTATCAATATGAGCAAACTGGAACGTTCTCAGATGCTAAATGGGAAGATATCGAGAAAAAGATAGATGAATATCGGATGAGCAAGCCATTAGGTGGTTATCAGCCATACCAAGGTGTAGATGATGAAAGATCAAATGATCCAACAAGCAGTACTTGATGCCTTAAATCAACACAACTCATATCTTCAACGACTTTCTTCAGCATCAGTTAATGAAATTTTAAAAACGTTTGATGGTTTATCTATCGAGATGTTAAATAAGCTTCAAAATTTGCTAATCGAGCTAAACGAAGCTGAAAAGACGATTTTGGTCAGTGGTAAATACAAGACCTCTTCATTGAAAGATATTTTAGGAATTTTGATGAATTGGCAGCAATCAATTTCTGTCGTGCTTCCTGAGATATTTACAGCTTCAGCAATTGCTTTAGCAGTTCATGAGGCTGGATTTATTTATGCTTTAGCTGAAAAGAAGCAACCTAAATTAGAAGGTGACAAGCTTTTTAATAAGTTTAGGAAAGTTCCTTATGCTGAAGGTCAGCTGATCGATCTGATTTTTCCAAATATTGCTGAGGATGTCCGTAAAAAGGTTGAATATGTTATTCGTGATGGTATTTACCAGGGACAAACGAGTCAGAAAATTGTTCAACGGATCAAGGGGACTAAAAAGCTAAATTACTCAGATGGTTTATTAAATCAGACACGTAATGCGATAGATGCCGAAGTTAGAACTGCAAGATCACATGTCAGTAATATTTCATATCTGGATACTTGGAAAGCATTAGGCTTCAACTACACAAAAGATGTGGCAACATTGGATGGGCGTACAAGTTTAGGCTGTGCTGCCAAAGATGGACGCATACAACAAATTGGGGAAGTTCATCAGAAACCACCATATCACCGCCGTTGCCGAACTATTCAAGTAGGTTGTGATAAAGATGGTGATTTAGCTGGTATACGTCCTTTCGTTTCAGATAAGAGAGCTGTCAAAAATATTCCTAAAGATCAACGTGAAAGCAAGATAGGTCAGGTGGATGCGAATTTAACGTATAAAGAATGGTTTGCGCGTCAGGATGAATCTTTTCAAAAAGAATGGTTAGGTCCATCGAAATACAAACTCTATTCAGAAGGTGGGTTTTCAATTGATAAATTTGTTGATCCATTAAGTGGAAAGGCATTCACGCTTAAGGAATTGAGAAAAAATGATATCAAAACTCTTAATGATTTAAGTTTGTAATTACAATTTGTAAAACTATTTAAAAGGAAGTAAAGATTATTTAAGGTATAACTTAACTATGTATAAAGTCTTTTAATTTTAAGGGGGTTAAAAATGCAAGAAAAATATTTTTATCTTAAAACGTTTGACCTGAAAATTGAGGATGGGCTTGAGCATAATGTTATTAATGTTGGTCTTTTTACTTCAAGACAAAATGCAATAGAACATCTAAAAAGCTTAGGCAAAAATTTAGAATCTGAAGGTTATGAATTTGCAATTATTGAGTTATCAGTAATTTCTTAATTTTTTTAAAATCAATACGACCGCCGAAAGGCGGTTTTTTATTGCCTGAAATTCGGATGAATAAGGCGTAACGAGCGGATGCTCAATTTTAAAAGGTGGAAACCTATGAAAATCAAAACTGTAGTTGTTGAAGGTAAAACATACGCTGAAGTGAACGAGCAAGGTTTGCCTGTTTATGTTCATGATGATGGTAAAGAAGTAGGTTTTGATGCTGCCCATGCGGTACAAAAAATCAGTTCTTTAAATGCGGAAGCTAAAACCCATCGTGAAGCAAAAGAAGCAGCAGAAACTAGCTTGAAAGCATTTGAAGGTCTTGATGTTGAAAAAGCCAAACAAGCTTTGACTACTGTCCAGAATCTTGATGCTAAAAAATTGATTGATGCTGGTGAAGCAGAGCGTGTTCGTAATGAAGCGATTGCATCAGTAACACAGTCATTCGAGCAAAAATATAATCCACAAATTGAGCAATTAACCAAAGATCGTGACACATATCAACAGCAATTACATAGTGAATTAATTGGTGGTGGATTCGCTCGATCTAAATATATTGCAGATAAATCAGCTGTTCCTGCGGATGTATTTCAAGCGATGTTTGGCAAAAACTTCAAAGTTGAAGATGGAAAGCCAACTGCTTATGACAACAACGGTCAAAAGATTTATTCACGTACCAATCATGGTGATGCAGCTGGTTTTGATGAAGCCTTAGAGATTCTTGTTAGTGGATATCAACACAAAGATTCTTTACTTAAAGGCTCTCAAGCAGGTGGTGGTGGCTTTAATGGTCAAAGTGGGCAGGGTGGTGGCAAAGCGATGTCACGTCAAAGCTTTGAACAATTAGCGCCACCAGAAAAACAGTCATTTATGAAAGATGGCGGACAAATTACAGAAAATTAATTTTGGAGATTAGCGAATGTCTAATAATT